TCGATGTCCTCAACAAGATGGGCATCATGCGTGGATTCATGGTCACAGACGAAAAACGATTTAAGGCTTGGTTGAATGACCCTGACAACCGAGTCTGGAGGACATACCCTGGAAGTGTTTAAGGAGGAGCATGAAGGTTGCAATCTGTGTCCCATGTCGGGACGAGGTGATGAGCGGATTCTGTTTTGACCTAGCAAGACTGGTCGGATACGAGGCAAAACGGGGTCAGAACGAAATACAACTGTTGCAGATGCCAGGAACGCTGATCTTCACTCAGCGGGAGAAACTGGCGCAGGAAGCTCTGGAATGGGGTGCAGACCAAGTTCTGTGGATTGACTCTGATCAGCGATTTCCTGCTGACACGCTGGAGATCCTTCAGGCTAGGCAAGTACCGATCTGCGGTGTTAACGCTACAACGCGCAGAGAGCCGATTCTGCCGACTGCGTTGAACCTTAAGATTGAGCGGGAGATGCTCAACGGTAAGCCAGGAGAGCCGAAACAGGTCTGGGCTAAGGTTGAAAGCAGGGGCAAGAAGGGTGTTGAACAGGTGACCGCAGTGGGTTTTGCGGTTACACTTGTCAACAGGGAAGTGTTTGAGAAGATCCCTAGACCGTGGTTTGATGTCATCTGGACTGATCACGGCAATGTCATCGGTGAGGATGTGACATTCTGCGTCCGGTGCATGGAGAATGACATTCCGGTGTTTGTTGACCATGAACTGTCAATGCACATCGGACACATTGGCGTCAAGACCTTTGGATGGGATGACGTAAAGCATGGCCCTAGCAACCTACAGCGACCTGCAAACAGCAGTCGCAAACTATCTCGCAAGAAGCGATCTCACTAGCCAGATCCCAGACTTTATTCGGCTGGCTGAGATCCGTCTGCGGAGGCAGCTTCGCATTCGTGAGATGCTGAAGCTGTCCAGCACCACTATGACGGGTGGCGATAGCACTGTCGGTCTGCCCAGCGACTTCCTCCAGATGCGGAATCTTTATCTGGATGGAAATCCTGAGATTCCCATCGGATACCTGTCTCCTGCTTCGTTCACTCGGAATGCCAGGGTGACGGAGAGTGGCAAGCCGGTTGCCTACACTATCCTGTCGAACGAAATGCAGTTTGCTCCTGTAGCGGATAGCAACTACACGCTCTGGATGCTGTATTACGCTGCTCCGGCCTTCCTGAGCGATTCTGTGTCAACGAATGTGTTTACGGATGTTTGCCCGGATTTGCTGCTCTATGGGGCGCTAACGGAGGCAGAACCGTATCTCATGAACGATGCTCGATTGCAGACCTGGGCGGCAATGTTCCAGAGGTCTATGCAGGATCTAACGGTGTCGGATGAGCAAGCGGAGTACAGCGGCAATCCGATGGTGATGACGGTTCAGAAGAGGTAAGCATGGCAATCGTTGTCAAAGATCGGGTACGGGAGACTTCCAACACATCTGGAACCGGGTCTTTAACGCTTGATGGTGCTGTTCCTGGATTTCAGTCATTCCAGTCTATCGGTACTGGAAACCAAACGTATTACTGCATTGCTGGACAAGTTGATTGGGAGGTTGGTCTAGGCACTTTTAATGCGTCTACGTTGAGCAGGGACTCTGTATACGCGAGCAGCAATGCTGGAAACCTTGTCAATTTCAGCACAGAACGTAAACAGGTATTTTGCACTTATCCAGCAGTCAATCAGCCTGGAGAGAGCGTACAGACGTTTCTCAATACCCCGTCATCTGCGAACCTCCGCGCAGCAGTGACCGATGAGACTGGTACTGGTGCTTTAGTATTTGCTACTTCACCTGTTCTGACTACACCTAACCTTGGTGTTCCGTCAGCAGTGACGTTGACTAATGCCACAGGTCTGTCGCTGGCGACCGGCGTCACCGGAACGCTGGCAGTTGCCAACGGCGGAACAGGCATCACATCTCTTGGCACAGGTGTTGCCACCGCGTTAGGCGTCAACACAGGCACGGCTGGTGCGTTTGTCGTCAACGGTGGCGCACTTGGCACTCCGTCATCCGGCACGTTGTCGAGCTGCTCGGGTTTGCCTGTCAGCACCGGCATCAGCGGTCTTGGCACGAACGTCGCTACCGCGCTGGGGATCAATGTTGGTTCTGCTGGCGCAGTGGTGGTCAATGGCGGCGCTCTTGGGACTCCATCCTCTGGCACGTTGTCTAGTTGTTCTGGTCTCCCGATCAGCACTGGCGTGGCCGGTCTTGGCACTGGTGTGGCTACGTTCTTGGCAACTCCAACCTCGGCAAACTTAGCCGCAGCGGTGACCGGCGAGACAGGCACTGGTGCGCTGGTGTTTGCAACCAGCCCGACGCTTGTCACGCCGACAATTGGCGTGGCGACTGCAACGTCGGTGAATGGGCTGGTGCTGAATCGAGGGACTGGATCTGGTAACGCTGAGAGCGTAGCGGTCGGTGGCACGGCATTGGATAGCGCCACAACCGGCCAGAAAAATACCTGCCTTGGATACGCTGCCGGCACTCAGATCACAAGCGGACAGGAGTCTGTGTGCGTCGGTTGGACAAGCGGAAAAGACTTGACGACCGGCAGAGGTATCTATGTTGGCCATGAGTCGCAAGCCAGTTCTGGCAGCGCAGACAAAGAAATTGTGATTGCGTTTGGTAAAACAGGACTGGGAAACGAGACTGGGTTCTTTGGTGGCGCTAGTGGCGTCTACAACGAGGGCAACACCACTGCATGGCAGACGACCTCAGACGAGCGGATCAAGCGCGACATCGTTGACGCGCAGGGTGGTCTGGCAATCATTGATGCGGTGCAGGTGCGGAACTTCCGATATAAGACCGCAGCAGATATGCCGCTTGACGACAATGGTAGGCCGATGGCCAGCGGTCTTAACCCCGACAAGTTGCGGATCGGGTTTATCGCGCAGGAACTGGAGCAAGTGCTGCCCGAATCAGTCACCGTGCAATCCAATGGGGTGCGCTCGGTCAACATCGATGCCCTGCATTATCACTTGATCATGGCTGTGCAGCAGTTGTCAGCGCGTGTTGCTGCTCTGGAAGCAAAATGATGGGTGCGTTTGCAGAGTTTTGCTTTTCTGAAGTAGAGGAAAGTGATCTGTGGGTTGATGCAGAAGAACAGGCAAACACATGGACAGACGCTGTTCCTGGATCAAATTCATGGCAGAATGCTAGTCAATCATCGAATATCTGGAGCTAAATCATGGGTGTTCCGTTCTCAACCGGGCCAGACTCTTGTGCGGTAAACTTCATTGCTATCACCCCGGCAAACACTGACCTTGTTCAGCCTTGCAGGGCGCTTTATGTTGGTGGTGCTGGCAATCTGCGTATCTCGGACACTGGTGGTGGCTCTGTGTTGTTCAGCAACGTCCCCGCTGGAACGATTCTGCCGGTGATGGTCACCAGGGTATCGAGTACGGACACGACTGCAACAAACATTGTTGGACTGATCTGAGATGAGAATCGGTCTCTCGCTCAAGCTGTCAGAGCCGAAATACAATGTTCTGGCGCAGAACATCCAGGCTCTGTTTGCTGATGGATCGCAGGGCTGGTGGTACGACGACAACGACACGACCACTCTGTTCCAAGACTCTGCGGGAACCACCCCGGTCACTGCTGTCGAGCAGTTTGTCGGCTTGCAACTGGACAAGAGCAAGGGGCTGGTGCTGGGTCCGGAGTTGGTTACAAATGGCAGCTTCACAACGGATAGCGACTGGACGAAAGGAGCCGGATGGTCGATTGCCGGGGGTGTGGCGACACTAACAGCCAATACCGGCATCCTATCGCAAACGCTATCTGCAACAAACAAATGGGTAAAAGTTTCGCTTGAGACAACGCTAGCTTATCAATTACGGATTGGTGGGGGTAGCGCAGGTTATTACTCGGGAAGCAAAACCCTGTACTTCTTCTCTCCGGGTAACTTGCTTGAGTTTGTGCCAAATGGTTCTCAGACCGGAACTCTTGACAACATCTCCATTCGCGAACTCCCCGGCAATCACCGCTTCCAATCGACATCCGGCTCCCGGCCAGTCTGGTCGAAGCGGGTGAATCTGTGTGTTAACACAGAAGCACTAAATATATCGTTTTTGACATTTTCTGCTACGCTAACAGACAATCAAACCACTACCCCATCTGGGGCACCAGCATCAAGACTTGTTCCAAACACAGTTAATACAGTACATGGCGCATATTTTTCATCTAATTTTGGCGCAGGAACTTTTGTTTTTTCAGTTGAAGCAAAAGCAGCTGGCTACCCACGATTGGGGCTGCGCGTTTATGACGGGGCTGCATATCGTATATATGTAACTTTTGACCTTATTACAGGAACCGTTGTTGGTTCTCCAACAGGGACAGTTACAGCAGACAATTTGGGGGATGGTTGGTGGCGTGTTTCTGTTCAATCAGTGGCATCAACTGGAAACATGGGGGCTATTGCAGGGTGGGTTATTGAATCACTGCCAAGCAATGTAACCGTACAACAAGCTTTTACTGGCAACGGCACAAGCGGAATGTTTGTTTCCAAAGTGGATATTCGCTACGCGAACCAAGCCACCGGACTGCTGCCGCTGTATCAGCGGGTGAACACCAGCACCGACTACGACACCAACGGCTTCCCCGGCTACCTCAAAGCAGACGGGGTGGACGACTTCCTGCAAACGAACAGCATTGGCTTCACCGCGACAGACAAGATCACCCTGTGCGCTGGGGTGCGAAAGCTGAGTGATGCGGCTCAAGCGGTGGTAACTGAACTCAGTGCCACGATCGCATCGAACAATGGAACTTTCCTTCTTGCTGCGCCTGATGGTGCAACCAATACCTACGGATGGGATTCCAAG